TTATAGAACTTGTGCTTATCATCTTTTGGTTGATATAATTTAATTACATCACCATCCTTATTGAAATAAGCATATGTCATTGGCTTTCTAAACTTGGCCTTTTCAATCTTACCTTCCTGTTCTCTTATCATGGTAAAGTATTCTACCGGCTTCACATTATATGTATTTAACATATCAGAACCTATCCTAAATGATAACCAAAATTGTGCATCAACATTGGTCCATCCTCTTGCTTGAACATGATCCATTTTCCATTTAGCACTTGGTTTCAGAGTAATTAATTCAAACTCTCCATTTTTTACATAATCATTGTAGTCCTGGACAATCTTATTAACTGCTTGAGTAAAATTCAGATTAAATATTTTTTGAACTAAATCTGATTTACTACCTGCTACTCCTGTAGAAAAATCTTTGAACTTATATTGATTACTCTTGGTATCAACATAGATAACAAAGCTAGGGGTTCTTTCTGATGGATTGAATATAGATTTAATCTTTACATCTTGCCCAGTAAGTTTTTCCGGTAGGTCTAAATAGTATTGAAATACCCAATAGCTAGGTACATCCTTTATCTCTATTACAAAATTTTTAGTACTGAACATAATAAAAAAAGGAAGGGCCGAAGCCCCTCCTATTTTAATGATTAAAGATCAAAGTCATCACCAGAAACTGTTCCAGCTACTGGTTCAAAACTTCCATTGTTACTTGCAACACTTGCAGTTTTATTTCTTACAGGGATAATATGCTCATCTCTGTTGAATGTTACCATTCTTGAATTAGTTACATCAACTCTCTCAAATGGTACACCTGCTGAAGTTCTCTTTGGTAAGAAGAACTGTAGGTTAATATAACCTTCTTTGTTCTCCCATTCTCTACCAGCAATACAGAAGTTGTAATAAGTATCACCACTCAAGATATTACTTGCAGCTGTTACAAACTCTTCAATAGTTTGTGCTTCAATAGAGTCCAATTCTGAACGTTTGTCTTGCTGTTCTGCTAAGAAGATAAGTGACTTCATAATCTCAGCATCTCTGTTAATCTCTCTACCACTTGGTAGTGTAGTATCAGCATAAGCATAGCGTTGGAAACTAACTCTACCAACTTGACCTTGATATCTTGATCCGTTTGGATTATTTACATCATGAAGAAAACCTTCAAACTCACCACCTACTGGTGCAGATTCTACATTTAGTTGTAGATCATATGCATTTTGATCATACGGTGGAGTGTGTAATGTGATTGAATTAATTTTCAATTCTTGATTACCAGCATCAATTACTGGTTTTGCTTTGCCGCTACCGGCTGACATGTCTTTAGTACTTAACATTTCTTGTTGATTTAAAATTTAACTTTTGATTATTCATTTTCATATGCATAGATTGCATCCTTGACATATTGCAGATCATTTGGAATAAATTCACTGTCAAACATGTCCATTGGTGATTTACAGGTATTCTCACCATTGTTTTGTGTTTCAAAACCATAGTGTAGACTACCATCATCTTCTTTACGGACTTTGCCAAACAATACAATAGAGAATAAACCCTCTAGTGTAAGAGCATTGTCAATCATTTTACCCACAGTCTTAGCTTTTACCTTACGGTGGCCATTAATATCTGTTGATTCTTCTGAGTGTGTTAAGAAGAACACATACAGATCATCTCTCAGATCTTTAGGAAGCTTGGCAACTTGTGCAAGATTAGCCGCAATCTGGGTAAACTTGTCATAGCCTTTCTCAGTAGCTTTATCAAAGTACTCAAAGCTTGACATATATTGCCAGTCATCAACAACTAAGTTTTTGATGTGAGGCATCTTCTCACTTACATGTTGCATGGCTTTATAAACTCCTGGTCCACTTGATACACTGATCAAATTACCATCTGGATTTGCTTTATCCAAAGGAGTGTATTTGCTTCTCCATCCCTTGAAAGGTAATGGTTTATTAGCAATGTTAATAATAACTGTCTCTTTAGGATCCAGTTTTCTAATTGAGGTTGATTTACCTGAGCCTGACTCAGCAATTACTAAAACACTTTGTGCCATCTATTTTAATTTATTTTCTATTCTGATTAATGTATCTGCTATTTTATTAAGTGCTTCTACTATACCTCTTGGTGAATAGGTTTCATCCGGATTAGGTAAGTTACCAATATCATCAAGACTTTCAAATATATTATTTTTTCCTGTCTTAGATACAGCATCACTAACAACTTTTAGTTCTGATACGGGAACAAGATGTCTTTGAAATCCACTATTACTTTCTACCAGTTCATACTCTTCTTTCCAATGAGGATTATATTTATATAAATACAATGTTCTCTTTGGGTCTTCTGAGTCATAGTCAATACTTACAAACTCTGTGTAAATATCTTTATTTCTCTCAAGTTCACTGGGAAAGAAACTAATGTGTAAGTCATCTTTACTTGGTGGCCTGTAAGCCATCTTTGGAATATAGGCAGGATTACTTAGTTCATTGGAATTAAAGTAACTCTCATGCTGTACTTTTAATTCTGCTACTTTCTTTTTTCTTTCTTCTGGAGTCATTTTTAATGTTTTAACTGCATAATTTTTTGTTGAAATCATCTTCTTTCTTCTTGTGGTGGAGTTGGCATTTCAGCAATCTCCATTTTTTCAAACATAGCTTTAAAGAAACTCATTCTAGTGTCACCATTACGTGCTTTAAGAAAGTGTAGCACTAATGTTCTATCATCTTCTATGATATATCTGTCTGGACCATATAGTCTAATCTTCTGCTTTGCTGGTCTGTTAATACCTATTAGGGTATCAGCATGTTGAAGCATTGCATCTGATCCAAATATATCTGATTCAAGAATATAGTTACCATACTTTCCTTGTTGAGCACGGTCAGGGTTATCAATATTTCTGTTAAGCTGTGACAATGCTATAAACATACAGGGATATTCACGTTTTGTCTGTGTAAAGAACTCACCTAATTCAAATAGCATATCTAAACTACTATTCTGATATGGTGCTCTCTTAACAAGCATTGTGTGGTCCAGTGTAATAATTGTCTTCTTACCTTTATGTTGATTCATATACATATCAATCTGTTCTCTCATCTGATTAACAGTCATAGGTCTTGATACAATATCAACTGGATACTTTACACGCTCTTTAGCATATTGATGACATTTATTCAATACATCAGTGGTAAGTGTACTACCTGCACTACATAACTCTTTATAAGTTTTACCTGTAATAGATGAAAACTCACGTAGTGCTGAGGTTCTACCAACCATCTCAAATTGAAACTCTAATACTCTGAAATCATCTTCAGGGTTTAAAGCAAATGATTCTCTTACAATCTGATCCTTTATCAATGTTTTACCTGAGCCAGGTCTTCCACCAATAACGGTAAGTGTATTCCATTCTAAACCATCAGTAGTAGCATCATTAAACTTTGGCCATGGTGTGTAAATAGATTTCTCTTCACCATTGGCACGTTTATACATGTATTTAAGGGCATCATTAAAGGCAGCATACTGCCCAACCCATGCTTCTTCTGGTTTACTCATACAACTTTTTCTTTAAAATGATGAACTTCTGTTTGAACTCCATCTTTTATCATATCACAGTAATCAGCAAGTGCACTGTGTTTAACTCTATGTTTATCTTGCTTTGATACAAAGTATTGACTTGTCATCATATACAAGTAATCTGTGGCTCTATACTCATTTACATACATTTTGGTAGCTTTCATTATTATCTCCCAATCATGATCATAAGTTTCAAAGAACCATCTAAAAGATTCACCAAGAGCTCTCACATTTTGTCTTGCTGGTTTACCTGATGGTAGTTTACCGGCAGGAAACACATTTCTATAGTCTTCAATCATTTTATTATAATCCTTACCCATCAATTGAATGTTGGTTTTTTTCTTGGCCTTAATAAAATAATTATCCAACTTAGTAATAAGCTTCTTTGCCTTATCTGTTATTTTATATACAGAATCTTCTTCTATTACAAAATCATTCTCTATTAAACCTGGCAATTCATCCTTAGACTTCAGCAATGATGCTTGAGTCTTTTCTTTCATGCTGTATAATAGATACATCTGATTCGGAGTTATTTTCTCCTGTACTATTTTCTGAAATATTTCCCACATATTTTTTTAGTCCATATTTTACACTCATCATACAATCTGTGAACTCTCTATGATTTTGAAACATATAGTTTTCACACACTTTAATAGAGTGTATTACTGTAGCATGGTTCCTAAGCAAGTATCTTCCTGTTTCTGTTAAACCATAACCATATTCTTTTACTGCTATATAACAAAAGATTTGTCTTAGCATTACATAGTAATGGGTTCTTAACCTCTTGGAAATAGTATGAACATTTTCTAGTAAAGGAAACTTTGAATTAAATACTCTAACACAACAAGCTTCTATTGCTTCTAAAGATAATTGTTCAGTATCTTTTTTTACAAAGACATTTATATCTAAACCATATTTATTGTTCATTTTAAATTTGAACTTCTTAACTTCTTTTAAAATGTTAACGCGTTGATTATCAGTCATTTATTGTAGTTTTGGGAGTAACAAAATTAATAAATATTTACCATTCCACCAAGGATTTTCCTTGTTGTTTTAGTATATCATTGATTTTAATGAACAAATCTTGATCATTCCATATACCACCTTTATAGGCAGCAGCAGCTGGATGTTCTACTTCAATAATTATTTGATTATTAAGAAGTTTTCTCCATTCTTGTGCTTTCTTACCAAGTAACACAACAACTAACTGTGAATTGTTTTTGTTAATACCGTTTAATAAGCCTGTGGTAAATGTATGCCATAGTGAATAATGGGATCCAATCTTGTTTATTTCCACAGTTAGTGCAGTATTAAGCATAAGAACACCTTGTTCTGCCCATCTGCTTAGGTCTGGATTACGTTCATATCCTGGATACTGTTTCTCTAATGAATTAAAGATATGTCTAAGAGATGGTTGTTCCTTCATTGTATTACTACAACTAAATGAAATACCATCAGCAACATCTAGTTGTGGGTATGGATCCTGACCAATAAATATAACTTTCATGTTATTATAGTGGCAGATCTCAAAAGATCTAAACCAATTTTTCATCTTAGGTGTAAATCTGGTGCCATTCTGCACCATAGTTACCAATTTGGTAAGTGTGTTATAAAAACTTTCTGAGTCTAAATAAGGGTACAGTATATATTCCCAACCGGTATCTTTTAGTTTTGCTTTTAATCTTGTTATCTTTTGAGGCAAATCAATTGTAATTTGATTCATAAATTCTTATATTTGTTTATTAAACAATAAGTTATGGCAGATAAATACAAGTCTCTACAGTTTGATATTACTAAGAATATCAAGGATTTAGAAATCAATGCTGGATTTATCCACGGTCTTGATGATGTTTTATTATACTTTATGGGTAATGTTATAGATGATCCATCAACAATACCAGCCACTTTTGAAAAGTTTAAATTACTTCTTGAAGCTGCTAATGCTGATGAGGATCAGGAAAAGCTTAAAGAAATAAAATTTGATATGAAGGAAAGAATGTTATATACAATCTTTGCCATCCATCAATTACTTAAAGCAAAAGCATTAGAACAAAACCTTGCTGTTGAGAAAGAAACTAATATTTCTCCAGAAGATATGCAGAAATATATGGCTGCACTTCTTGAAGAAGAAGGTTCACCTTCTGAGAAACTTAAGAAAGTAATGAGTCTTGTAGATAAGAAGTTATCTTAAGTTCATATTACTAAAGTCTCCTATTTCTATTGCTGCTTGAATAGCAAGATTTAACTCTGCCCTGTCACACTGAGCAAAAGACTTGCAGTACTCTGAATTATTTTTCATAAAACAGAGACCTGCTTGTCTTTTGATTTGTAACTTTACTTCTTCAAAGGTATAACCCAACTCATTAGCAATCTCTCTACACATTGCATGTATTCTTGCCAGTTGTGCATTACTACCTTTCTTTTCATCTGAAACGCTTATAAACATCTCAACTTTTGCTCCTTCTGGAGCATTGGCTAGGAAGTTATTTAATCTGGATTCATTAGCTTTTATAGGATAAGTAATCTTACCATCTTTTATTTCAGCGTTTAGATGTATATGATTTTTCATATAAATACTTTATTGATCTTTACTGTCTTTCCACATTAAAAATAGTCCTGTCAATATTAATGTCAAAACTATAGATAAAACTGCATAATTAATCATTTTCAATTCCGTTTTCATCCAGATCTCTCTGGCATAGTGTTATTACTCCTTTCATCTCTCTTTGGTGTTAAAGAATTCAGATAAGTCA